CATATCGGAAGGCGCGCTCAAAGCGCGATACGAAATGTTTTCGGACCACTCCGATCTTGCCGGTATGTTTGCCGCGCGTGACGCGAACCTTACAGCCAACGGCCGGCTTCTCCTTGGCAACCTCGTTAAAGAGGCTCTGCCAGATTTCTCGATTTTCGAATGTTATCGCAGAGGTCATTTTAGTCTCCATCCGGGCCTGATTGCCCTTGACGATGAGGCTAGAATAATGGCCCTAGGGCCAAAGTCAATAGGCTTGGCACAATTATTTTTGCCGCCTAGTGACGCTCCTACAATGCGGGTTCGTGGAGACAAATCCCTTTTGGTTATTCGCGCCCATTAGTGCGACGGCCTTCTTACTTTCCGTGGTCAGCAGACGCAACTATTGAGCCGTTGACGGCCTCAATTATTTTGTCTGCGATCAATTGCTTCTCGCCATCTTTTCCCCAAATGGCCGCTATTTTTCGACCAGTCGAATCGACCAAATAGGCATGAAAGCTTCCGCGAGCATCGGCCACGCCAGCGGCAATCCAATCCCACGGCAACGGCGGCAACGTAGGCATCGGCTTCGGGGCAGGCTCTGATTTGATCTGCTCAATCCACACCCGTTTCCATAACGACATTTGTACAGGATGATCTTCGGCGGCCTCCTGAGAGGCAAAGCCGCGTCGCAGGGTCTTAACGTTGCCCTCGTGGGTTTCAGCAATCACGGCGTATTCGCTCATCTGTATTGATCTCTAGCGACTACGCAAACTACATTTTGCATCGCGACACAAATGCACCAAAATAAATTCCTTGGTGCAAAACGGAGGAGTCGGTTTGAGCCACCTGGTCTTATCCAACCTCAGATCAAGCACTCCAAAATAAGACGCCAAAAATGGGTAGGTTTGGACCTGGGCGAGTCGAGTGTTCACTGCACTATTCCCCTGTGACTATTTCCGCCTCTTCCGTCTTCCGGCAGATGAACGACGGAACGGGCGCGACGGCCACTTCCGTTTCGGTTTTGCACGTTTGCCTTTGCGTCGGCGACGCTCTCTTGTAATCAAAACTCTATCTGGAAACTGAGCACCGTCGCCTCTGACATTTGTTTTGATATGATGGGCATGCTTCTCGCGATAGATCAAGAATGCGGGATTGTTGGCACCAGGATGATAGACCGTGTCTTTTCCTTCGCCAGTTTGTTCCCGTGTCGCCAGGGCTGGATCATGGTCGAGTCGGAGGTCTTTTATCCCGCAATTCAATAAAACGGCCAGCTTCGCGAGCCGTTCGTTTAGCAAAGTTTGATAGCTGCCTTTCATGGCATCCATCAACTCTTCGACGAACATCTCTCCGAGTTGCCGAAGGACGACGCGGCATCGGACATCGTATGGAATGTGCGGACGATACAAACGCGGCACTGTCAGCCTCCCAGATCGCGTACGGCGTCATCGCGCGCCTGATTGAGTTCCGCCATCAGTTCGGTGGACCCGCCGTCGGCGTCCGGATGTCTGCGCTTCGCGAGCGTCTTGAATCGCGCCTCGACCTCGTCGACGGAAAGGTCCGCGCGCGCCTCCGGGTCTTCGCCGTAGTTCAGTACGACCCACCATGCGCGCTTCGGCGTCGATCCCTCCGGCGCCGGCAACGCGGTGAAGCCAGCGAAGGCGCGCTCCATCATCACGCCGCCGCCGTGGCGTTCGAGCTGGCGCAGCGCCTCGATCGCGAGCCCGAGCGACCGCATATTCGCCGCGACGTTCGAGAAGCCGTCGGCCGCCATCACCATCGGCTTGCCCTTGTAGGAAAAGTACACGGCGACACCCGGATCATCCATGCGCGCCCGCGCCGCGTCGGCCCTGGGCTGGCCGTCGAGCCGGAGCGGGACGTTCGTCGAGAGCACGACGCCCTTTGCCTTCAACCGGCCGAGTTCGTCGACGAGCCGCTGGCGCGCATTATCAAAGCTGATGATCTTCTTGCCGACCCAGCGGCGACTTTCGCCATAGCCCTCGTAACCGTCGCCGACCCTGAATCGGTTCCCGTCGTCCTGCAGGTGCTTTGGCGTCCGCTGCCAACCGTCAGGCCATGATAAAGGAAAGGATTCGACGCTCTGTTGTTTCATCGGTCTATCATTTTAGGTGTTAATTCTATGCCCTTTATCTTCGTCATCTTCGTTTCCCTGTTGCTTCTTCGTCTCTTCGAATCGCTCCAGCGCGGCGCTCACCGTGGACCAATGTGCCAGCAAGGCTTCGGACACCGCCTGATGATTCCCCATCTCGATGTAGCCGAGCCGTGCCTTCGCTTTGAGCGCGGAGCGGACTTGGAAGTCCAGCGCTTCGAACACTTGCGTCGATGGCTGCGATCGCGCCCGGAGATCCAGCGCTACGGCCTTTAGGACGCGGTAGGAAAGGCCCTCTGGAGTGCCGGGCGTTCGACGGACCCACCGCAAATCTTCGATCATGCGCTCGATCTCTGCGAGCTTCTGGGCCGCTGTGAGGGGTTCTTCGCTCACGCCGCCCTCCCACGCTTTGCGGCAAGCCAGCCAGCCGTTCCTTCAAGTCGCATGGCGCTCTTCATCGCCGCGTCGGTCTTGATCTCTATCCAAGATCGTCGGCAGGCCTCGCGGAAAAGCCCGTCGAGGCGGAGGAGTTGCTGATTGATCGTAGGCTTTGATCTGATGGCTTTGACGCGGAGCAGTTGTTCTGCCCGGCGCCACCGCTTATGGATCAGTTTGTGGTGCACGATCAGCCGCGCCTCGACGGTCCGGTAGCATCGTCCGCACATGATTTCATCGTGATCGTGCTCCAGCGCGGCCGCGTCAGCCTTAAAGGAGCGACGACATTCGGGGATGCAGCAAGAGACGCGACCGCTCACGAGAGCCCCGCGATCTTGTAGACCCGCGCCTTGCGGCGGCTTGGCGTCAGCCGGGTGTCGGCGGAGATCGCCACACGCTTGGCCTCGACGAGTTCGACCATGCGGCCGCAGACGGAAGGCGTCGCGAGCCCAGTGCCCTCGCAAATCTCGCTGTACGTCGCGCCGTGCTTGCCGCGCTCCCGCAGGAAGGCGACGATCTTCGCCTGCTGCGCGCCCATGATCGGCCTGACGGATTCCGCGGCCGCAGCGCTGGTCGGCACGCTACGGTGGCCCGGCGCGTTTGGATAGGTAGGGCGACCAGCGCGGAAAAGTTTCATCTGCTTCACGGTATCGGCTACAACGCGTTGTGAGTGAGGGCAATTCCGATAATGAAGACCGGAAGAGAAACCGACAGCCACAACAAATAGATCGGTCCCCACTCCACGGCGTAGGCTATCGTCACAATGGTCCCTGCTGTTGCGCTGATCAGAAACACGACGCCGAGCCAGTAGAAAAACATCATGCTCTCCTCGCTTCCTTCTTCAGCGTTCCCTTGGCCACGTCGAGCATAGTTTCCAGCAGGTCCAAGACCGCGCGCTTACTCGCTTCAAAAGGTTCCTTAGACATAGCGGCTGCGGATTGCGACTTCGCTTCCTTGATCGTGACGTGCGCGCCGCGAACGAGAATTTGGCAATAGGTGTTCCTCGCGCGATAGAATTTCGCGACTACCCGCGCGTCCTTTACCGAATCGAAGTCGAACTCCGTGACATCGCAATGTCCGGTCTCGCACAAAGCCCAAGCGCGAAAATGCTCTGAATCCACAAAGCCATCTGGCGGAATAGTTTTGATGTTGAGGCGTTGTGCGACCGCTGTTAGGTCTTCTGGTAGACTATCGAAACCCTTGTTCAATTCAGCGAAGTAAGCGTTGTGCGACGCGAGCGAGCGAGCCTCCAGCGGAACGAGAGGGTAGTCTTCATCGACGTGGTATTGTTTCGCCGCGAGTCGGGCATAGGCGGCAGTCTGCGGGACCATCGCCATGCGGCGCTCGGCTACGCCATCAGAATCGACGATCTCGACTTCACGCCAAATGAACGTCACTGGAAAAATCCTTGTGCTCACGGTCTGCTCTGTTCATGCGCGACGGAAAGCGCATAGTTGACCTGCTTCACCGCGATGAGAATCAGGACAATACCGACGACGAGAAGAAGCCTTCTGATCACGCGATGCCTCCTCGCTGTTTGCTGAATTTCACCAGTTCTCGTAGCTCGAAGGAAAACAACTCGACCGCCTTCCGCGCCCGCGCGATCTCAGCCTCGTCGCGCTTGATCGGATAGGAGAGCGCGATCGGGAAGTCCTCGTAGGAAATGTAGAGGTCGGCCCACTGCCGGCCGGTCGCCCATAGCTCGCCGTGCAGTTGCCAGCGATGCTCGCTCGGGAAACGGCCGCTTTTTTGCAGCGCGATGATGAGATCGGGCTGCATCGACTTCGCCTGAACGATACCGTCGTTGTTGACCAACCCATCTGGACTACAGCCAAAGACGAGATCGCCGTAGAGCGGATCGCGCATGGTGCGGCGGACGAAGCCGACGCGTTTGACTTCGACCTGGCGCGTGAAGGCGTATTGCGCCAGCGCCCACGGCTCTTGAACATTTCCACGATCCATTGCTTGATTCGTGAACGTCTCCATCGGGCGCTGGAAGATGATCTCCGCGGCGAGCCGATTCATCAGCTTCGTGCGAGTTTTCGAATCCTCGCCGTCGGCGCCTTCCGCCACGATCGTCTTTAGGATTGAGGCCGTGGGCAGGCCCAAACGCAAATTCATCCATTCATCCGAACGCTGTTCGCAGTCGAAAGTCTCGACGAGGTCATCGATCTTCTTCGGGGCAGGCTTCGCCATTTACGCGACCTTCTCTGGTGTCTTGCTCGCGTCCGCCTCGCGCGCTTTGCGGTTTGATTCATAGGAACGAAGGGCGGTGATGGCCTCGTCGAAACGCGACATCGGCAGGTCCGCCAGCTTTGCCAACTCGGGATGGTTCTTCGGCCGCGTGCTGTTCAGATGCTTGACCAAGTGCGGTTCTGGACACTGGACGGCACCTGCAAACTCGATCAGCCGTTCTAGGTGCTCGGGCGTCATCGGCTCGCCGACGATCACCGGCTTGCCGGAAGCCTTGGCGTCGTCGTCCTCGCCCTTGGCGACGATGCCGAGGATGGCGAAGCCGGTGTGACGCTTGCCGTAGCTGACCGACGAAGCCCACGCTTGGTTGTTGTTTTTGCTCCCGGTCGAATCGGCAGGCAGGTCGAAGTAGCAACTGTCGTCGGTGTGGCCGTGCCCGGAAAGCACCGCGGTGATCCGGACGCGGCGTTCGGTGCCGTCGATCACGGTCGCGATGCGGTGTCGGAGCGAGAAGCCGTATTCGCCGAGGATCGGCCGCAAGGCGAGCCAGGCCGTCTCCCACTTGGCATAGGGCGTATTCTGCATCTCCTCGCCGTCGCGCTTTCCGGTAGACGTCTTCTCGCGGACGATGATCCGACCGTCCTTTTCAACGACCGGCAAATTTGGCTGCATTTGTGCGAACGCTTCCTCGAAAGCGAGTTGTGCCTTCCGCGCGCGCCATAACTCTTGAACATCGAGTAGTTTGCCGAGCGCGTCGGGCGTGACGTTCGGCTTGTCGGCAAGTCGCTCGTAAGTCTGGAGGATGGCGACAAGATCGGCGTCGGCCGTCTGCGGCGCTGGAGAAGGTCTTACCGCAGCGACCTTCGCGGCTTTCGGCGTCCTGATGGCGACTGCGCCCTTGCTGGCCTGCTCGGCGGTCGGCGGAAGAGCCTCTTGCTGGCCTTCCGTCGCTGGAGCGGCGAACAGCGAGGCGTCGGCGTCCTTCATCTTGGTAGCGGTCTTCCTCGTCACAGTCGTTCTCCGTGTTGTGCGCGGTAGAGCGCGCATTGGTTCAAAACAGGATCGCCGCAAAGCATCATGGTCGAGGTCCGGTGGGCGAAAGCGCGCCAAACGGCCTCCATGACCAAATACTCGGGAGGCCCAAAATTGGCGACACCAAGCGTGCCGAGCAGGTCTACAAGCCACTTCTCCTGTTTGGTGCTCGGCTTCGGATTGAGCACCCTATAGATTTGATCTCTGGTGCAGCCCGGAAACAGTGCCGCTATTTCCTTCGGTGTTGCGCCATTGGCATCTAAATCGCGCATTTGTTGTTTCTCCTCACTGCTCCATCTACGCATTTTCTCCTCCACGCTTTGCGCTACAAAACTTCCTCTGTGATCTCGATCATCGGCCAGCGGTCGGCCGATATGTGCAGCTTGCCATGAAGCGGCGCGGTCACGCGCGCGCCCGGAATCGTTATTCCGTCGATCTTCAAATCAGGCGTGCCCATCTGCGGCCGATTCGGATTGTCCATGTGGCGAGCCAGCCACGCGGCTTGCGTCGCTTTCACGAACCCGACGTGCCGCTCGCGCGCGAAGACCTTGATGGCGTTCGGATCATGCTCGTTTCCCGGGTCGCGGATCAGCGTCAGCGGCTCGCCCGCCGGCAGGGAACGCACGAAGTCGTCTTCGCCGCGATGCTTCGCGCCGACCAAGGCGTAGAGCTTCCGTGGCTTCGGCGCTTGGGCGAGGATGGCTTCGCGCGCGGTCGTCACGGGACGCCATCCTTCAATAGGTTCAGAAACACATCGCCGCGCTGAAGCGCCGTCGACAAGACCTCCAACACAGGCAGCGGCAATCTCTCGATTACATCGTCAATCGCGGCTTTTGCTTCGCGCCGGCGCTTTTTATTGTAGCGGAGGATCGGATCGGGAGCTTTTTTCATGGTTATCGCGTCCTCCCCTTGGCCCGGAAGCCAATTTCAGCCCCGGGCATCTGTTTGCTATGATTGCTCGCCTTAGCCCAGCCCCGCAGCGCTTTCTCAATCTCGTTGTCCGTGAAGTACGGAGCGAGGGCGACGAAGTCGATTTTCGTCCGGTCGATGAGGATCGCGAAAGGCTCACGGGACTGCGTCAGAAGCACCCCTTCGCCGCGGGTGCGGGACATTTCGGCCGGCTTCGCCAGCGTGGCGATGTGCGCCTCCTGGGCCTGCTGCTCGGCGACTTGGGCTTCGACTTCCGCGGCGGAAGCCGCTTCCTCGGCCTTGGCGGCTTCGCCCGCGCGCGCGGCGACGTTCTCGGGCTTCCGGGCGCGCTCGGCGGCCAAAAGCGCCTCCTTGGCCTCCCTGGCCTCGCGGTCGGCCTTCTCGCGGGCCTCGCGCGCGACGCGCTCCCGCTCCTCAGCCTCCCGGCGGCGCCGCTCGTCCTCCTCGATCCGCTTCCGTTCGAGGAAGTCGTCGATCCGGGCCTGAAGGACGTCGGCCGCGCCCGGCTTCTGGCTGCGGTCGCGCGGGTTGCGGCGCTGGAGCCTTTCCCGGACCGCGAAGAAGAACGCGTCCACGGCGTCGGCGGCGGCCCTATGGGGCTCTTTTTCCGCCTGCCTATAAGCCTCGGCGCGCTGGTCGGCCTGCCGCAGCTCCTTGACGACCAAGCCGACCGAGACCGCCGTCTCGTCCGAATCGACCTTGCCCGGCTGCTGGCGCGCTCGTTCGAGCAGCGCGTCAACGCCGTCCAAGAGCGTGCGGTAGTCGCGCTCCATCTGCTCGGTGATTCGGCGGGCATACTCCGGCGCTTGGTTTGACCCGACGATGGCGCGGGGATTCTCAGCTTGCATACTCATGGCGTCTTCTCCTCGGTGATTGCTTTGCGGGCTTGGTCAATACCTTCGAGGATGCCTTCTTGGCGAACGACCCGAAGGCGGATGGCGACCAGATCGAGCCGGATCGCGTCGGAATGGACGCCGAAGTCGGCGGCGACCTGCCGTGCCAGCACGTCGGCTCAGTCATGCTTCCGCATCTGGTTCTCCTTGCGGTCCAGAAAAAGCAGCAAACGCGATGCTGCAGGCAGCGCGGGCGATCATCTGAATGTCGCTGACCTTTAGTTCTTGGGCTGGCGCATATTGCAGGAGAAATTCCAGCATCTCGCGCTCGACGGTTTCACCCGCTTCTTGCCGCCGCTTGAAATCGATCATGGCGTTCGCTCCGCTATCGCGTCGAAGATCGCTTTAAGCAGGCCGTGCTTGTCCTCGCCCGCGTCGATGTCGCGCGCGACGGCGATGGCGAAAGCGTAAAGCGTCTGGAGGGGAAGGGTTCTGAGTTCGGAGAACTTCAACATCTCAACGCCCCTGTTCGGATAACGTCGCGATTCGAAGCTTAGCGGATTTCCGTCCCCTTGGGAAGGGCCTCTTGCAGAATTCTTTCCCTTCGTGGTATTGGCGTCCCCCATGACAGAGATCGAGCGGGTCATCATCGGGAACCTCACCGCCATCATCGCCGCTTATCAAAAAGCGACGGGGTTGTCGCGAGCCACGATCAGCAAGAGATTCTACGGTAATTCAACCTTCCTTGCGCGATTCAAGCCCGGCGCCAAGCCGCCAGACATCTACGTGTCATCGCTCGGCAAGGTGGTCGACAAGTTCAGGGCGGAATGGCCCAAGAACGCCGACTGGCCGTTCCTGTCGGCGTTCTTCATGGACCGGAAAATAAAAAAGTAGTGGCTTCCGGTCTCCGCGATCTTGTGCGCGGTCGCGCGAATCGTCTATCTAGCCGCCCATCATGGATCAGCGTTTCGACGAAGACGTCGAGGTGGTTCCCTTCGAGCTGCCGATCGACCGCGACACGATCGCCTGGCTCGCGCGGCTCTCGCGCGTGACCGGCGACGCGCCTGCAGCCCTCGTCGCCTCGATGCTTCGCATGATTCGGCTCGACGACGAGCAGGCGCACGAAACCCACCATTAGGAGAACCGCGATGGCGAAGGCCAAGGAAGACGGAACCCAGAAGGCGCTTCAAACCGGAGTGCGGAAGCTCAAAGAGCTGCTCGGCATCGCGCGCTCGTCGCGGGCCGACATCAGCCGGATCGACAGCAACTACGGCTCAGCCGTCCGGTCCGCCGTCGAGAAGAACCATCTTCACAAGCGGGCGTGGAACATGGCGGTGAAAGAAGACCGGATGGAACCCCCGGAGCTGGCGGCCTACTACGACGCGCTTGATTATTACCGCGACGTGCTCGGCCTTCTAGAGCGGGCGAACTCGGCGCCGTCGTTCTCGGTCATCGAGGGCGGCAAGAGTGACGACGGGGGCCAAGAAGCCGCCGAGTGATCGTTAGCTTCGAGCTTCACGGCGAGCCGGTCGGTTGGCAGCGGACCGGCGTCCGGATCGTGACGCCAAAGACCGGCAAGCAGTTTGCGACGATCTACACGCCGTCCGCGACCCGGAAATATCAAGACGCACTGGCGATGGCGGCCAAGGTCGCGATGCGTGCACGCCCCGCGCTCGAAGGCCCGCTGGAGCTAACGGTGACCGCGTTCATGCTGGTGCCTCCGTCATGGACGCAGAAGAAGCGTGACGCGGCTTTGGCCGGCGTCGTTAGACCAACCGGGAAGCCCGATGCCGACAATTTTTTGAAGCAGATTGACGCCTTAAAGGGCGTCGTTTGGAAGGATGACGCGCAAGTGGTGGATGCCCGGATCATCAAGCGATATGACGAACGGCCGCGCCTGCGGGTCGAGGTCAAGACGCTGGAAGGAGGTTTGCTATGACCAAGGGACTGCGCTCGATCCGGCCGCTTGACGCGGCATCACTACGCGGCATCGAGCCGGCGAGACCGCCGGCTAAGCGTCCGAAGTTCGAATGGGTTGACCCGAAGACGCTCTACATCGAGGAAGCCTACCAGCGCAACATCTTGTCGGGCGGCATCGCCCTGATCCGGAAGATTTACGCCGGCTTCGACTGGACCAGGTTCAAGCCTCCGGTCTGCGTCCGGCTGGAGGACTCCGGCAACGTGCTGGTCTGCATCGACGGCCAGCACACCGCGACGGCAGCGGCGAGCCATCCCGGCATCGAGCAGATCCCGGTGATGATCGTGACCGCATCAGACGCCGCGCTCCGCGCCGGCGCGTTCGTCGGGCATAACAAGGACCGCATCGCGCTCACGCAGCAGGCGATCTACCACGCCGAGGTTGCGGCGGGCGATAAGATCGCCACGATGATCGATCGCGTCATGAGCGCCACCGGCGCGCGGATACCGGTCAAGGCGATCTCGGCGAAGGACAAGCACCCGGTCGGGACGACGGTCGCGATCGGAACGATCCGCGCCATCGCCAAGCGCCAAGGCGAAGCGTTCCTGTTCCGAGTGCTCGACCTTTTCGTCCGCGCCGGACGCGAGCTGATAAAGGCTGACGAGATCGCGGCGGCGGCTATCGTATTTCAGGGGGCCGGGCTGATCCAGATCGACGCGGCGTTCCGGGAGATCGTCGCCGCGAGGCCGACGGACGAGTGGACTGCGGACGCGCGCGTCGAGGCGGTCAAGAAGGACATCTCGACCGGGGCGGCCTTGGCGATGATGTGGTCGGCCGAGTTGAACTTGGCGCTGGCCATCCCGCAGCAACGAGCTTCCAAGAGCAACGCGATGGACCTGATCACGAGCCTCGCGCCGCCGCAGAAGGAGCAAAAGCAACCCGCCGAGGCCGCGCCGACGCCCGCGCCACCTGTTAAGATCGCCCCTCATCCTGCAAGTAAGTCACAGCATGTCCCCGTTCCAACGGCGGAGACTAAGGTCAAGATCAACGTCCCGCCTCCCCCGCCAGCGCCTGATCCGGCGCGGTTCGTCGAGCGGAACGGCATCAAGATCGACGTCAAGACCGGCGAGCTCACGTACCGGAACCGCAGCCTCATCATCCCGCACGGCGACCGACTTTCCCTCGTCACCATGCTCACGCGCGTCGCGCCGGCGATGCTCGACCACTCGCGCGTCATCGCCAAGGTTCTCGGCGTCGGGACGGAGGACGGCCACGCCCTGCTTCGCGACCTGATCGCCGACGTCAACCCGGGGCTCAAACGCGCCGGGTTGGAGATTCGATCCGTCCCGAAGGCCGGCGTCACCCTCGCTGATCTGGGATAAGGCGAACAGCGGGAACATGTTCCCGGGCGGGGCTGGAACCCGTCCCGGGAATCGGCCTAGCTTGGCCGTTTGATTCGAACCTCGGAGTTTCCTTTGACAAAAATCGCTCCAAAACAATCACTTCGCTTGCAGGACGTCGCCCTTCCTAAATACGCAGCTGCGCGCAAGGCTCTCGCTGAGGCCAGTCGCGTCGATGAGGTTAAGAGCATCCGCGATAAAGCCGTAGCGATGCAGGTCTATGCGAAACAGGCGAAGGATATGGACCTGATCGACCACGCAACTGACATTCGCCTCCGAGCTGAGCGGCGCGCTGGCGATCTTCTCCGAAAGGCGGCGGAGCAAAAACAGCGGGTGAAGGGTGGCGACCCAAAATCGCGGCCTGCTATTTTGGCGAAACTCTCCGACATCGGAGTGACGCTGACACAGTCAAGTCGATGGCAGCGCCTTGCCGTCATGTCAGAACCGGAGTTCGAAGAAAAGGTTGAGAAGGCGAAGAAGAAGCAACGATCAGCTATTGACGGTACAGCGAAGATCGAACGGACCGAAATGCGAGCGGCTGATGAAGCCCGCGTCCGTGCGCTCGCCCCGCGTCCTGGGCGTTTCCGAACTCTCATCGTCGATCCGCCGTGGGACTATGAATGGCTATCGCTCGCCGGCCGCGCAAAGCCCGGCTACGCAACGATGACCCATGAACAACTCCTTGCGCTCGACGTCGGGCAATGGGCGGAGGACGATTGCCATCTCTACCTCTGGACGACGAACAACTTCATGACGCGCGCGGTCGAGCTGATGGCGCGGTGGGGATTCGCTCACAAGACGATTCTGACCTGGATCAAACCGAAGTTTGGCCTCGGTTCTTACTTTCGCAACTCGACGGAGCACGTCTTGTTCGGTCTCCGCGGCGAACTGCGAACGCGGTCAGATAGTATCGCGACCCACTTCGAGGCACCAGTCGGAGAGCACTCCGAAAAGCCGGAGAAGTTCTACGAGATCGTGCGCGCCGCTTCCTACGAACCCTACGGCGAGGCATTCCAGCGCGCGGATCGGGCCGATTTTATCGACTTGTTCGTAAAGCGCCAGGAGGCGGCGGAGTGAACGACTTCCGCGAAGACAACGAATGGCAGCGTCGCCTCCGCGACGAGATTCTCGCGCCGGGCTTCTATGGCAAGTTCGCCGTCGATGGTCGTTACGTCGTGATCGACAAAGGAGTCTTAGCGACCCAGCTTCAGCGCGACTATGCCGTCGACACGGTCGCGCAGGGCCGAAACGGTGCCGCCATTTTCATCGAGGAAAAGATCGTACGCTGGAAGGGGCGCAGCTACAGCGCGTTTGCGCTGGAAACGAAGAGTTGCACTCTTCCCGGTATCGAAAAGCCGGGGTGGATGTTCTACGGCCGCGCCGATTTCTTGCTCTACGCCTTCCAGCAAGCAAACGGTGATCTAATTTGCTGGCTTATTGATTTTCCCAAGCTGCAGGAATGGTTCTGGCCGCTGGAAACGTCCTTCCCAACGTTTCAGATGAGCGAGCGCAACCGAAGCTCAGGCCGCGTCGTCCCTATTGAAGCTGTGCGCGCAGGCGTTCCGACTTGGCGTCGGCTGGCGAAGGTGCCAGCGGAGGCAATCCCATGACGCGCAGGTACTCGGCATCCGAAACCTCAAAGCGCATGCGCGCCAAGCAGGCCTTCGCGCTCGACCGCCGGGAGCTGCGCCAGCCGTCCGAAGCGCGGACCGCGCCGGCGAGCCCGACCTCGTTTTTTATAAAGGCGGAAAATCCGCTTTTGCGCGAATTGATCGACAGGGCCTTGAAGTTGGCCCGTCGATGAAAAACCCCCATGTCACCGACCATGCGCTGAGGCGATATTTGGAGCGCGTTCGCGGCTTTAAGTTCGACAAGGAAGTCAGCCAGATTCAGGATATTTGCCGTGGCGTCGAGAACGGCACCGTCAAAGCCTTCGGCCACCGATTTGAGATTGAAAACTGGGTGGTCATAACGATTGCGCCCGTCGGCGAGGACCAGAGACCGAATCGGACCAAGCGGCAAAATGTCGGCAGTGCGCTCTAGCCAAGCGGGCGGGGAATCGGCTATAAAGGAACCGTGAGGTAGCTCCTCACGCCGTTACGGACGGGGATGGGCGGGTCTGCCGACTGCTCATCCCCGATCCGAGCCTGGCAGAGGCATTGGTGGCTGAATTTCCCGCCTTACCCTTATTCACAGACGCCTATTTGGCGGATACCGAACATCTCTCCGATGCCGAACATGGCATCTACCTTAAACTCCTAATGGTCATGTGGCGGAGTCCGAATTGTCGGATTCCGAACGATGATGATTGGATAGCTCGCAGGATGCGCCGCACTGCCGCAGAGGTCGTCAAAACGGTGCGGCCGATCATTTCCGAGTTCTGCCAGTGTGACGGAAATTGGATAACGCAAAAACGTCTCCTTAAAGAGTTGGAATGGTGTTTAAGCAAGCGGAAACAGACTAGCGGTGCCGCTAAGTCACGGTGGGAAAAGGAAAAACATACAAGCGGACGCAATGCGGTCTCGCATAACGGTCGCAATGCGGTCTCGCATGATCTCCGCAATGCCCCCTACCCTACCCGACCCCACCAAGTAAGAGGCTTATCCGAGGAAGGAAGTAAGGAAGACTCAGAGGAGAGGTCTAGTGGGCGGCCGGATTTCCAAAACGGGGAATTTTGATGGCGGACGTCATCACCGTTGCCGACAAGCGGAAGTGTGCCGAACGTGAGCTTGGCTATCGCAAGCGCGTCTATGAGCGGTTCGTTGGCGATGGCCGAATGAGCGCCGGGAAGGCTGCACATGAGATTGCCTGCATGGAAGCAATCCTCGCCGATTACCAAGCGCAGGAAGCGAAAGAGAGGTTGATTTAACATGGACCTTTGGTCGCATCAGGAACGAGCATTAACCGCGCTGAAGCAGACGGTGGCGCAAGGCGTGAAGCGGGTTGTGGTTCAATCGCCCACCGGCAGCGGCAAGACGAGGTTAGCCGCAGCGATAGTCGAAGGTGCCATCCGCAAGGGCAATCGGACGGCATTCGTAGTCCCGGCGATCAGCTTGGTCGACCAGACCGTAGAGGCGTTTTACGCAGAGGAAATCCGGGATGTTGGCGTCATCCAGGCTAACCATCAGATGACCGATTGGTCGAAGCCGGTTCAGGTTTGCAGCATCCAGACTTTGAAAAAGCGTGGGGTATTTCCGGAGGCTCAAGTTGTGGTGTTCGACGAGTGCCATGTGCTGCACGAGTATCACAAAACTTGGCTTCAGGACGAAGCATGGAAAGGCATCCCGTTTATCGGGTTGTCGGCTACGCCCTGGACGCGCGGGCTAGGAAAACATTTTGAGACGCTTCTCATAGCTGCGACGACGCAAGAACTCATCGAGCAAAAATTGCTTTCGACATTCAAGGTGTTTGCGACTGGCCATCCGGATTTGAGGGACGTCAAGAATATTGCTGGCGATTACCACGAGGGCCAGCTTTCGGAGGCCATGCAGAAGGGGACGCTGACCGCCGATATTGTTTCGACTTGGACGAAGCATTGGGGCAAGAACAAAACGCTATGCTTCGGCGTCGACTGTGCTCATGCCCAGGCGCTCCAACAGAGATTCGAGGAAGCTGGAATTTCATGCGGCTATCAGGATGCGCGCACGCCTGACAGCGAGCGCGCCGAAATCAAGCGCAAGTTTCACGATGGGATTTATCAGATAGTCGCAAACGTGGGGACGCTGACGACCGGCGTGGATTGGGATGTCAGGTGTTTGATCCTCGCCCGGCCGACACGGTCCCGCATTCTCTACACGCAGATAATCGGCCGCGCTCTGCGGACAGCGCCAGAGAAGGAACATGCGCTCATTCTCGACCACAGCGATACGACCCAGCGGTTGGGGTTTGTCACCGACATCATCCAAGAGCATCTAGACGATGGAACAGTTGGCGATAGGAAAGAACCTGCACCCCCGTTGCCGAAAGAGTGCAAGCAATGCGGGATCTTGAAGCCGCCGCGCACTGCGGTCTGCCCGAATTGTGGTTTCAAGGCGGCGATCGTCAGCGGCGTTTCCGAGCGGGATGGCGAACTGGTCGAGGTCACCGCGGGCAAAGGAAAGAAGCGCGGCGAGAAGCACGAATACACGATGGCCGAGAAGGCAAAGTTCTATGCTGAACTAAAAGCCTACGGCATTCAACATGGGCGGAAGGATGGATGGGCGGCTCACAGCTTCAAGGATAAGTTTGGTGTTTGGCCCGACTGGTCCATCAAGGGTATTCCGCCCGCTCCTTATCCGTCAGTCACGGTCACAATGTGGGTGAAGTCACGCAATATCGCGTGGGCGAAGTCCAAGCGCCGCGCTGAAATTCAGGCCGCTTAATGAACAGCAAACGAGAATTTGCGATGATGGTGGATGGCACTCATCCCGAGACCAAGAAATTCCGCGAGTATGTTTTGGCTGAATTGCGATGCGCACGGCAGCGGGCTCAGCTTCTGGTCTTGGAAATCGAAACGATAGGGATAGCGCTGCGCGGCTTTGTCATCGAGCCTGAGATGGCGATGGAATGGTTGAGCGAAGCGAACGCGTTGGATTTCCTGATGCTTACGGAACCAGAATGGAAATATGAGTCAGGGACTGAGCCGAAGCCAGCCGAGGAGATCGAAGCACCGTGAGCGATTTCATCGTCGCGCTGCTTCGCAGCAGCAGCGTTTCGGTCCCGCGAGATCAAGCGTTGGCGCGCGCTGCGTTGCGGTTTTATGGCGGGATGCTGCCTGTGATTGACAGCGATAAGCAAAAGCCGACGCCGTTTCTCAATCGCACCGTTGCCGAAGCGATGCCGGGGTTTTTTTACAGAAATTCGAGGCCGCACGATGCCCGCGATAAATGAGCGCGTCGCCTACCGTTCGTTCGCCGGCGACGAATACGAGGCGACCGTGATCGAGGTTCATCCCGACAACCGGGTCGTCATCGTGATCGAGGTTCCCGGCGCTCCTTCTGACGCGGCCTCGTTCACGCTCCGGGCGATCCGCTGGTATGACGACCCTCGAGAACCGGCGCCCGGTGCGCGGCCCAAGGCGCGGGCTACGGGCGAGCAAACGGACCGGGCCGCTACCTCCCATGCCCAAGAAGGCAAAGACGCACCACGG